ATAACATGATTAATAATTTGGGTTGTCCATAAAGTCTGATCTGGTTAGTGCAGTTAATTCATTAAATCTAAGAGTTAGAGTAATAAGAGGTATTGATCCATCAAATACTGTTGCAAATTGCCCCATTGGTGCAGTATTGACTCTTATTTGTGTCAATGCACATAGTTTTGTTTGTGGCATCATTGGATGTGGTACATCTGCACCCCCTTCTACCATATCACCATCTTGTTTGCCAGGTGTAAATCTAGGTTCAAGTTTCCATACATCTGGAAAACCTAGTAATACTCCAGTTCCGCTTCCTAAAGGATCTTTTGATACTGGGTGCATTCCCTCTTTAAACCATTGTAGAATTTTCTGTATCTCTTTTGATTCATCTGCATTTCTTGATGCAAATTCAAAAGTCAAATCAAATTGCCTAAAATCCATTTTCTTAAAGAATTGAATAGCATTTTCATTTGGTGCCAAACCAGCCATACCAGCAATGTTAGTTGGATCTAATATATTACTATTGACTCCAAAGAAATCACCTGCTTTCATTACACCATTTTTTGCACCATCAGCAATTCCTGCAATATCACCTAAATTTAAACCATCCTTTTTTGAACTTAAAAACGTTGCCATGCCACCTGAAAGACCTCCAATAACAGCACCAGATGTCAACACTGCAGCTGCTCTTTGTGGATCATCAGCAGCTAATGCCATAGTACCTAACTTGAATGTATTGTTCCAGTTTGCACTATAATCATATTGGAACTCATTTGGCATTGCTAAGTTACAAAAAGCTTTTTTATAACCTGAATCGTGAAATTTACTTACCTCATTTTTCTTATCCATCAACTCTCTTAGTGTAGTTTCGCTATGTCCAGCTCCCCATCCATTATCTACATCAAATTTTAAATCTAGGAGTTCTGAGTTAGGAAGCTCCATATCTGTATGAATAATTTTTTTATCTTTTAATTGTTGACGATAGTTAGCTAAAATCTCTGCATCTGTTTCATAGTTAAGAAGAGATCTACCACTAGTTTTATCTCCATATACCCATTGTGCTCCATTGACTAACTTCTCATTAATATTTTTTAATAGTCCACTATTTTGTATGGAACCAATAGCATCATTTTGGTTCGCACCAACAGTTTCCATTCCCTTATCATAGGAATATTTGTGGATTTTCATAAAAGAAGCATAAGGAATCGAAGCTAAATTGAAAGGATAGCTATGATTATTTGATTCTTCTTTTATTTTTCTGGATTCTGATACCTTGTTGACGGTGCTCATTTATACTTACGATGAAATTTATCAAGTGGAAGTTGACTCAATAATTGTATGTCTTGTTCTCCAACTTCAAAGAAAATGCTGTCTGCATTTTTTGGAATGTAATAATGTAGAGATGAGTTGGGGTACTTATCAGTATTTATAGCAGATAGTCTAGCTTTTCCACTAAGGTAATGTAGATTCGCTCCAAGGTATATATCATTCTTCCTTTCAAGTAGTTTTATTAGTGGAAACTCATCCCATTCTCCTAACTGATCTTTAAATTTAGGATCATATTCAAAGTAATACCACTTATTAATTTCGGGTGTCTCTGTTGCATCGTCAAGCAACATTTCCATGACGGTGTTTCTTAATTTGGGTCTAGATATACTTCTACCTTTTAATTCTTTGATCCATGTATCAAACTTTGAGTTCTCGTTCTGTGATGATTTTGAATTTCCAGAGTCTGTCTCTACAGAACTCTTCTGCTGCGTCCCATTTTGCTCTGTTGGTGGCATAGGTCATGACCTCCGAGATATACTTTTTGGTGTGTCGTTTTTGAGGTTTGGGTTCATCGACCTGTTTTTTAGGTTTAACCTCAACTAAGTATGCTTGTATTTTCCCGTTTGCTTCTCTTACTTTCATGTAAAAATCAGGAAAGTATCTTCTCCATTTCTTTTGTACGGGGTCTTTATATGGAATAATATGCTCTTCACTTGACCATTCAATGACATTTTTATTGGAATCACAGTAGTCCATAAACTTTTTTTCCCATAATGAACGGTATATTACGCCCGTAGGGTCACCTTTATACTTGCGATAGTTTCTTACTCTGTATTTTCCCTTATATGCCATACTAAATAAATATATCACTCATAATGAGTATTTATGGCACAAAGCAAACAAATAAACAAAGAAAAGTTTGGAATATCATCATACATGGCAAAGATACTTGATAAAGGTGTCTCTACTTCTAATCTGTATGAATTTGAAATTCTTGCATCTACAGAGATGCGAAGGTTTATGGAAGCGAATGCCCAAACGAAAGGTGGTGGCGAGTTATTTCCAAAGTTTACTGGGGATAAAATAGGACAAGCTCAACAAAGGATGAATTTATTGTGCCAAGATATTCAAATTCCTGGTAGTACCTTTAATAGTGTAGATGTTAAAATGCCCAAAAAAGGGTTGACTCAGAAGATGGCATCTGCTAAAATGTATAATGAACTTGATGTGTCTTTTATATGTGATCTAGGTTCTACACCTATAGCATTTTTTAAGATGTGGCAAGATATGACCATAGGTATTCAACCAAGTAAAGCTTCCCCAGAACCAATATATAGTAAGGATAGTAGATATACTACTCTTCCACATATGGCTTATGCACAGAGATATTATGATGATTATACTGCTGATGTTATCATAAACAAACTTGAAAAATATGGAGTTAGTAAACCAGTCAAAGGCATAGCCCAGAATTCTGGGAATGTAATAGAGAGATCAAGTTCTACTCCAAGGGAAGATTATCATGTTCCATTTAAAGTGAGACTTGTTAACGCATATCCCTATTCTTTTTCAACCGTCGCATACTCAGCAGGTCCAGCACAAGCTGTAAAATGCACTGTTGCATTCTACTATGAGTATCAGTCATTTATGTTTAATTAATTATGCCATTACCTGAAATTGTTACACCAACGCATGAGTTGGTGGTGCCTTCTACAAAAAAGAAAGTTAAATATCGTCCCTTCCTCGTTAAAGAACAGAAGATATTGATCATTGCAATGGAATCTAATGATGAGGCTCAGATTCTAGAGGCTATCAAAAATATTTTAAAAAATTGTATTATCAGCAGACTGAAGGTAGATGACCTTGCTTTATTTGATATTGAGTATCTTTTCTTACAGATACGTGCTAGATCAATTAGTGAAGAATTAAAGTTATCAGTTACTTGTCCTGATGATGGAGTAACCAAGGTTGATGTTTCTTTTCTGGCAAATGAGGTCGAAGTTGATTTTCCAGAAGGTCATAGTAATATAATCAAATTAGGTGACGATATAACTTTAGAGATGAAGTATCCTAACCTAGACTACTTTTCCGCAGTAAATTTTTCTGAAGGGGACATTGATCCATATGATTTAGTTGCTAAATGCCTTAAAAGAGTATATGTTGGGGAAGAAGATTCTGGCACGTTTACATTTAAGGAAGCAAGAAATTGGGTTGATACGTTGACTGCAGCACAGTTTGATAAAATTCAAGAATTTTTCAATACTATGCCTTCTCTAAAACATACTTTAGATGTAAGAAATCCCAAAACCAAGGTTGAAAATAAAATTGTCATTGAAGGGTTAGTGAGTTTTTTCGGATAGCCCTCTTTGATGAGGGCTTAATGGCTTTCTATCAGACGAATTTTTCTCTGGTTCAACACCATAAATATAGCTTGAGCGATATTATGAATATGATTCCTTGGGAAAGAGATGTGTATGTTAATTTATTAGCAGCCCATCTACAAAAGGAAAGAGAACGAATAGATGAGGAACGTCGAAAACGTAAGTAATGGCTGAAGAACTAACCATTGACACTAGTAAACTAACCAAAACTGCAATTAAGTTTAGGGAAGGAATGACTGCGTTGCTTGATACTGAATACGAGTATATTCAATATCTAAGGAACAGGGGTGGTATTATGGGTGTTGGTTCTAATGCTTTGGGTAATAGAAATCTTTTACAATTAGATTACGCAAAGAAATGGCATCATAATTACGGTGGCGGTGGAAGTGGTAGATACTATCGTCGCAGAATTAAGAAACCAAAAACCAACAGATTCCCAACGAGTAAAGCAAATAGATTTAATCAGCTTCGTATGCAACGAAGGATGTGGAAACAACTTACGAAGATGGGGTTGAAACCCAATCAAATAAGAGAATATTTTAGATTAAGAAATCTCCCTAATAGTAATTACAATCATTACAGAGCTATTGACGCAGCAAGAAGATTAACACCCACAGGAAATTGGCTTACAAACTCGTTTACCAATTTTAGGCAAACGTTTCAGCGTCCTGATTGGATGACTAGAAAAAATTGGGGACCTCTCAGACCAGGTGTACGAGACAGGGTTGGAGATTTCTTTACAAAGAAAAAGATGGGTGTGGGTAATAATAAGACACTTCAACCCAAGTTGAAACTACCAGGATTCCTTAAGGGATTGAAAGGTATTTTTAGTATGAAAAATATTAATAATAGCTTGGCTGTTTTAGGTTTTGGTCTGGATTTGAAGGATCGGGTAAGTAACGAAGGTCAAAAGTGGTGGAAAGCAGTTGTTGGTGCAGGTGCTTCAACTTGGTGTGCTGTGAAAGCAGGTGGAGCAATGGCTACCAAATTCGCAACTCTGGGTTCTGCTTTAGGTCCTTGGGGTGCAGGTATAGGAGGATTAGTAGGTGGTATCCTTGGTGCTACATTAGGTGCTTCAATATGTGGTGGAATCGCTGATACTGTCACTGGAGCTAATAGTGATACCACAGAGAAAAAGAAATTTGGTGGTTTAGTTCAAGGTGTTGCACAATGTACTGATTGTGCTAGTACTTCTAAGCACTCAAATGGAGCAGTCATTACCTCACCGACTCGTGGTATGCTTGGTGGTACTAAAGCCTTAGTTGGTGAAGCAAACGAAGCTGAAATTATTTTACCTATGAGTAAAATCGGTGACGCAATATCTGCAGTTTATAGAGAAGGTGCATCTATAATGGTAGGTGCTACTTTGGCATTCTTAGGTCCTCTAGCAGGTGGATCACCTGCTGCAGCATCTATAGTAAATGAAGCAAGAAGAATTGCTAAGTTAACGGGTGCTGATACAGATGTTAAAGTGGACAAGATAAACTTGCCAAAATACTTACCTGCAATTGTTACTAATAAAACTAATAATTATCTTGAAGAAGACAGTAATGAAGCACTATTTGCTTCAAATAAATCAGAAAGCGAAGGTTCAGGTAGTACAACCAATACAAGTTCTACTACAATAACTGGTACTAATAGATGGAAGACAATCCTTCCACAAGGTGATCCACTATTCAGTTCTCCATTTGGTATGCGTTGGGGAAGAATGCATAGAGGTATTGATATTGGAGTATGGGAAAATTCTCCAGTACATGCACAGGAAGGTGGTGTGGTTGAGCAAATTATTCCTAAGTTTGGTGAATATGGTGGAGCAGTTGTAGTAGCACATCCTGATGGCACTGCAAATCTATATGGTCATGTCTATGATTATGTTGTAAAACCAGGTCAGAAGATAGAAAAAGGTGATCCATTAGCTAAAATTATCTACTATCCTGGTTCTGATGGTAGTAACCAATCTCATCTACACTTTGAGAGATTCAATAAATCTGGTACTAGAATAGATCCATTACCTTATTTCCAACAAGGTGGTGCAAGTATAGATGCACAGTCTAATAGTAGTGGTAATATTGATCCTGTGAATCAGGGAGGTCCAGCTAATATTATGCGAGATATTTCGTCTAGTTTTATTAACATAGGATCTACATCATTCAATCAAAACAAACAAGAGTTAATAGATACTCCAGTTAATACAACTAACGTGGGGAATACAACTCAAACACTTGTAACATTACCAGTTCCATATATGGTTCCAGTGCCTGTAAACAGATATGTCACAGTGCCAGATGAAACTAAGAATGAAACAAAAATGGTTATAGATGTATTTGGTAAAGGAGCAAGCAGATCATGAATGATGACAAGTACATAGGCATAGAGGTTTTGACCGACGTACTCAGTCATGTAACTGAGATGGTTGATCAAAGAACTACATTATTAAATTCAATGTTCAAAGAAGATCTTTATAATGATTTTCTTATGCAAGAAGCAATGCAAGGTGGCATGGGTGGTGCTGGCATTGATAATGTAGCTCCTATTGGTATGGGAATGCCCGATTTGTCAATACCACAAGCACCCGATGACAAGGAATTTGTAAATGTTGAAGACGCAGGTTTGCTTCCATCTGACATAGGAGATACAGATCTAACTACCCCTTCAAGTAATGATGGTAGTTCAACTCAAAACTTTAACAAAGGTGGAATACTCCCCACTTCTGCTAAACCAAAATCAGATAATTTCAACCCCCAAGATAGTACATCATCAAAATCTTTAGAAGAAACTGGATTTAATGATGTTATTGAAAGAAACATATCTAATAAGATAGCAGACGATTTTCAAATAGATCAAAGATTAAAAGATGCATTTGGTAATTCCTTGGCATTACCTATGAAGGCAGCTGGAGTTGGACTGATGGGTTTGTTGAGTAGAATACCTTCTACTGATGCTGATATGCAAAATAGTATTAATAATTTTATTACTAAAATAAGCACTTCTCTTGGAGTTAGTACAGAATCTTCTACACTAAATTCATCTACTGATAATAAAGAGAATATAGATTTATCTACTAGAATACAAAATTGGATTCATAACGCAGCTGATTGGTTGACTTCAAAACCGAAGAACGACGATCCGATGGGTGGAAGTGTTACTAAAATACATGGTATAAACCAAGGTGGTGGTGGTATTGCTTCGACCATATCTAATTTCTTTGGATTAGCTAAAGATAGAGATCATGAAGTCTCTGAAGAAACTATGATGGGTGCTGCTGTTACTGGACTCCAGAAGAGAAGACAGATGAATGATCTGTACATGCAAATGCTCAATGGTGGTGGTGGAGGAGTTTCTCCTAATATCAAGGAACCTAATCAAGGTGGGTTGACAAAAATTATAGAAACCATGAGTAACACCCTCAATTTTAATAAAAATAATTTAGAAGGAATTACATCTACTCAGAATATTATTAATGCCAACGATTTATCATCAACAGTAGCAGATACAAGTTTTATAACTGATCTAACTAACTCTGTCTTTCAGGAAAATTCTGAATTGTTAGCAGCAAAATATGATACAGAATCCATTAAAAATTCAATAATAAATGCAACGACTGGAAAACCAAACACTAAGATAGATATGGAAGGTGCTGGTGAGTTGTCATTGTCACAAGTCAAACAATCCGTATTCTTTTCAGAGTATGCTAATACAGCCCAATTCTCATGAGTCAAATAAGTCCAACCAGTAATTTTAAATTAACGTCTCTCATCGTAGGTATTGATGGAGAGGACACGATGATCGGCATCAATAATTTACTTCAACTGCAGTATATTGAAGATATAAAAAGTGCATCTACACAAATTTTTATAACAATAACAGATACAGCAGAAGGAAGTCTATCTAAGATCAGTGGTATGGAACCTGTATATATTTCATTTGACGATGATAAAGAGAATACATTTACTAATACCTTTATAGTATATGATATTCAAGGTAGAATGATAAAGGATGGAAAGTCCAAAGGAACATTATGTTGCTGTAGTCCTGATTTAGTTAATAACGCTGCGACGAAAGTATCTCGTAGATTTGGAACTGGTGGTGGAAAACAGATAGACAAAATAGTTGGAGACGATATTTTAAGAGATCTCTTATCTACTGATAGGGGTATTATTGTAGAATCAACTAAAAATAAATTTTCTTTTATATCTTCCTACTGGTCACCATTTACTATGATACAATATTTGGCATCCAAAGCTATACCTGCGGAAGGTAAAGATAGTCAAAATGCGAGTGCTGGATATGCTTTTTTTGAAAATGCTGATGGATATGTTTTTCAATCCTATGATAAATTTGCTAACGATGCTGCAAAGGATAAGATTAATTATAGATTTGTTGCTGGTTTTGAAACTGCCGACATAATGCCAAACTCGAATAAAGAGTATACCGATGTGAGTAGTCTTACTGTTGTGGAAAATGGTGATATATTGATGGGATTAAACATAGGTTCTTATAATAGTAAGGTAATGACTTTTGATATGATGGACAATGGATATGCAGAATCTGATTTTAACATACATAAATATTACAAGAGTGTTCCTAAAATGAATGGTGATGTAACTCTTCCAAAGTATTTTGAAAAATTTAAGAAGAACTCAGTTCCTACTAGAATCATGTCTAAGGTTGTACACAGTGCATTGTACACCGAGGGCACATTTACTAAAGATCTCACAAAAGTATTAGCACAATCCAGTTTAAGGGAAAAATTATTTTACAATAAAAAAGTTGAGATAGAATTTATAGGTTCTTTGAATCATAAGGTAGGAGAGTTGGCAGAACTTACCACTTATAAAGGTAAAGATAGAGAATTTGATGCAGAAAATAGTGGTAAATATGTTATAGGTCGAGTTGAAAGAGAATATGTCTCAAGTAACAGTAATATGGTGACTAAATTAACATTATATACTGATAGTGCAGGTAGTGTGAGCACTACTAGTCATAAAGATAACACTCAGAATGGTTTATTAAAGTAATGTTAGAATCAACTGCTAATTTTATTGGAAAAGACGGGTTCAACTGGTGGGTTGGACAAGTCGAGAATACTGGTGCAGGTACAGAAGAGTTTCCAGAGGATAAAGATGAGACTAATAAAGTTAAAGTTAGAATTTTAGGTTATCACAATCCGAGTAGAAAAGAACTAAGCAGTTACGATCTACCATGGGCAACTGTGATGATGCCTAATACCGCATCGCAAAGATCTGGTATTGGTATGAACCACCAACTACAAGTAAACGGCTGGGTAGTTGGATTCTTTATGGATGGTGCAAGTGCACAAGTACCTATAGTTATAGGCACAATTGGCGATGAAAATCCAGAAGCACCATATAAAACAGAAAATACTGATGATGAACCATTTCCTAAGCTGGTAGCTGGTGACTATAATCCTAAGGTTCATGGAGATGAGACTGGATCTGGAAGTCATAGTACAGGATCTAATGTTTGTATAAATTCAAAAACAGGATTGCAAGAAAAATGTAAAGAAGAAGAGACAGGACAAAATGGTAATGGAAATGGTACTGGTGAATCTTCATCATTTACTGTAAACACAAGAGGTAAAGGAAAAAAGATTAGCATACTTGCTGATTATGTAGATAAAGATAAGTGTAAGTCTGTAAATCTGGCTGAGGGTAAGTGTGGAGGTGAACCATCTACTAAAATAGAAAACGTAATTAATGAGTTTATGGAGTTTGCCCGTAGGTCTGAGAAAAACGAGGATGGCAACTTTATTGATAAATTCACAGGTGATGTTATGGATGTCTCCTTTGAAATTAAAACTGCTACACTTAGAATCAATAAGAAATTACATGGTCTAACTAAGAATATTAAGGGTGTGGTGATGGAAAAACTCGATGAAACCATATCAGAAAAGTTAGATAATATTGCAACACCAGATCCAGAGAAGGATAAAGATATTAAAAAAGAGAAAAAGGGTCTTGCTAAAATTGTTGAATGTTTGTTTGATACTTTATTAGATGACATCAAAGATTTTATTGAAAATTTACTTAAGGATTTGTTTGAGAGAGCACTTGATAGTGCACTATGTTTAATACAAGATATTCTTGGTCAGATTATGAATAAGTTAATGGATCTGATTGATAAAGCATTAAGTGCAATAGAGGGTGTAGTTTCTAAGATCAAAGGTGCTATGGATATGATTGAAGGATTAATACAAAATATTGCTGATCTTCTTGATCTGTTCTGTGATGGAGAATTGACATGTGCAAGTAAAGCATCTACATATGAAACATGTCATGGACCTAAGAAGAGAGGTAGAGATGAAGCAGATGATAAGACCAATCAGTACGCAGTTCAACCACCTAATGCATTCACACCTGTAACTGGTGATGTTAAGAATGGTCAGGTTGCTGGTACTTACCTAGGACAACAAATGTTGTTCGATACTAAGACTGGTAAAATGACCCCACTTGCAGGTAATACATCTGGATTTACTGAGGACGACTTTGATACTAGAGGACCTATAGAAAAATTTGAAGACTTTAACTTCCTTGGTAGTGATGGTAGTATCCCATCAATGAGTTTGAATTGTTCTAACTCTATATTCAATAAGAAACCATGCTTCCCAGAAATAGTATGGGATAATTTACAGTCCACTACTCCTGTTAAAGCATTACCTATTGTTGATAACATTGGTTC